ACTAAAGTATTATACAGTATACCGACATTGAGCCAAGCGGTAAACGCCTTTACATTCACCTTTTAAATCTTAGAAATTATGAATAAATTTTTAGTAATCGGAAATTATGTTTTTGGTGGCGATGTATTATACGTTGGATTAGTTACAAACAATATTGTTTTAAACTATCTTGATAAGGCAATAACTTTAGCAGGTTCAGGGAATATGACTGCCGCAGACAAAACGGCTATCGAATCAGCTCTTGTAACTGTTTGGACAAAAAGTTATACTGACGCAACCATTGACGTGACTCTAAGTCAAGCGATAACAACGATTTCATAAACTCGTTTTAGTCGATAATGTAAGAAGAGGTCATAAAAAATTGACCTCTTTTTTTTTACTTATCTTTGTGTAAAAGAATAACAATGATAAATTCTGTACGGAATACAGTTTTAGCAATCCTTAATAAAAATAACTACGGGTATATTTCACCGCAAGATTTTAATTTGTTTGCTAAACAGGCACAGCTAGATATATTTGATGATTATTTTTATCAGTATAATCAATTAATAAATCAAGAGAATGCTAGGATGTCTGGAACAGGATATGCAAATATTACCAAGGGCTATGAAGAGGTGATTGATTTATTTTCAGAAACTAAAACTCTTGCACAAAACCTACTTAATCAATACTTTTTGCCATCTCAAAGCACTACGGGAGATGACTACTATTTACTAAATAAAATATTATGTTCTAGCGGTGGTGTTTATCAGGGAGAGGCAGAAAAGGTGTCTAATAGTAAAATAACTCTTTTAAATGCTTCTAACTTAACTTCACCAACTATAACTTATCCAGCGTATAATTTGCAGGGTGCTTTTATAACAATATTTCCAGCTCAATTTAATGGAGCTACGGACATACAAGCACAGTATATAAGATATCCTAAAGATCCTAATTGGACCTATTTAAATGTGGCTAATGGAGAGCCTGCATTTAACCAAAGTAATGCTGACTTTCAAGACTTTGAATTGTCTCCAGATGATGAGACATCTTTAGTGTTTAAAATATTGCAGTACGCAGGTATGTCAATTAGAGATATACAAGAAGCGCAGTTTGGAGCAGAACAAGAACAAATGGAAGAACAAAAAGAAAACTAATGGCATACTTATCTGAATATCAATATTACGAAAATGCAGGTGCAACACCTACAAATGCTAATTGGGGGTCTTTTCAATATGTACCGTTAACTGATATAGTTAATAATTTTCTTTTAATGTATGACGGGAATCACTCGTTAGTTAATAATGAAGAGAGGTATAAGATATTATTTCACACTAAGCGTGGCATACAAGAGCTTAATTATGATGCGTTTAAAGAAATAAAAGCTTTAGAGCTTAAGGTGTTCGATGATCTCAAATTTATTCTACCCTCTGATTATGTAAACTGGGTTCGTATTTCTTTATATCAAAACGGCTATTTAAGACCTCTTACTGAGAACATACAAGTAAACTCAGCGGCATCCTATTTGCAGAGTGCTACAGGTACTCTAAGCTTTAATGCAGACGGTACAGTGCAAACTACAGCGTCTACTTTAGATACACAAAGAAAAAATGGTTCGCAACAGAGCATTTACTTAAACCAAAACAATTCTAATGATGCTTCTGATATTGCCTCTGAGAATCCAGATGCATGGAAAGATTATAATATAGGAGCTAGATATGGTTTAAACACTGAGACCGCTAATTTTAATCCAACCTTTAGGATAGATAAAAAAGCTGGTGTAATAAACTTTGATTCTACAATGGCTAATCAGCAGTGTGTTGTTGAGTATATATGCGATGGCATGGAAGGAGGCAATGATTCACTAGTAAGTGTAAATAAGCTTTTTGAAGATTACTTATATGCTTACATTAAATATGAAATATTAAATAACAAATTTGGAGTACAAGAATATATAATTAATAGAGCTAGAAAAGATAAAAGTTCTTTACTAAGAAACGCTAAAATTAGAATAAGCAATATTCATCCAGGAAGATTACTTATGAATCTAAGAGGCGAGAATAAGTGGATTAAATAAAATGGCAAACATTCAAAGAAATTTTATCGCAGGGAGAATGAATAAGTCTCTCGATGAAAGACTTGTACCAAACGGGGAATACATTGATGCTTTAAATGTTAGGCTAGGTTCTACCGAAGGTGGAGAAGTGGGCTCTGTTGAAAACTCCAAGGGTAATACTAAGATGACTAGCTTGCAGTATGAGCAAACCGCTAGTACTACAGGGGCTGTTTTATTAAGTTCACAAGCTAGATGCATAGGGGCTTATGAAGATGGACAGAGTAACCGAATATACTGGTTTGTTCATGACCCTGCATTTACTTTAGGGGAGACAGGTAAAATTGACATGGTTGTCTCTTTTAACCCTACTACTCAAAACCTTACCTATCATATAATAAGTATTGATGATGGGTTTGGTGCTAATACCACTTTAAATTTTAATCCCCAGCATTTAATAACAGGTGTAGATTTAGTAGATGACTTATTGTTTTTTACTGACAACATTAATCCCCCTAGGTTTATAAATGTAACTCAGAACTATCCAAACCCTTTTTATGACGTAGATGTTGTAACTGCGGAAGAGTTTATGGTGATTAAAAAACCGCCTATTAAAGCTCCTAGTATTGTATTAAAAAGTCAAACTAACAATCAAGATGATTTTTTAGAGGAAAAATTTATATGTTTTGCCTATAGGTACCAATACACGAACGGTGAGTTTTCAGCAACATCACAGTGGTCTGAGCCAGCGTTTGATCCAGCGCCTTACAATTATAATTTTTCTAGCAATTTAAATGAAGGAATGGTAAACACCATAACAGGTGTAGACGTTCAATTTAATTCAGGTAGCTCTTTAGTAAAAGCAATTGAAATTCTTTTTAAGGAAAGCACAGACGATACAATTAAAATTATTGATAAACTATCTAAAGGTTTGCAAGGGTATGCAGACAATACTGAATATACTTTTGTATTTGATAATAGAAAAATATTTACAATACTACCTTCAACTGAGCTTTTAAGGCTCTACGATAATGTTCCTCTTAAGGCTTTAGGTCAAACCTTAATGGGGAATAGATTAGTCTATGGTAATTATATAGAGGGTTATGATTTAAAAGATATTTTTAATAATCCAGTAAAATTAGAATTTCAAGCTAATTTAATTAGAGGCGGTTTGTCTAATACAAATTTAGAGACAACTACCTTAAGTGGAAATTATACTTTTGGAAGCACAGTATCTGTTAATAGTTCTGTAGTTAATATAGACTTTAGTGAATTAAATCCTTTTACACAATTAGTAACAGGTGCTGCAATCAATATTAATTTTACATTTGAACATTCTTCCTTTGCGGGATCACCAACACCTACATCACAAACAGAAAATATAAATATTTCATTTAATTATTTATTACCAGAAAATTTTAATTCTTTATATGAGTTAGTAGAGTCTCAACATTTTAAAAACGCTATTGGAACTAGCACTAATATACAGCCAGTATATGCAACCGCAGGAAATACTTCATGTAATGGATCTACATTAACTGATTTATTTAATTGTTTTGTGCCTACTACTTTAACAACTGCAGCAGGAACAGTTACAAAATTTCAAAGTGGTATTAGTTCTTCAGGTGAACCAATTAAAATACTAAACAATACGCCCTCTTCTACATTTTTACAGCTACAAATTCCGGCTATAAGGTTTGTTCAAGACCCTGCAGCTCCTCCTGGATCTGGAGATGTTTATGAATATTTTAAAATTATATCTAAATTTACTTTCTATAATTCAGTTGGAAATCCAACTAGTCTTCACAGCAACAGGGGATACGAAATAGGAATGGTCTATATGGATGAATTTTTAAGATCATCCACCGCTCTTGTTAGCCCAAACAATACTGTTCAAATACCTTGTGGTTTTTCTACTACACAAAATCAAATACAAGTCACAATTCCTTGGGCTCAAAGAGCCCCTTATTGGGCAAAGCATTATAAGTTTGTAATAAAGCCCAATCAATCTACATACGAAACTATATATTCAGAAAGATTTTTTGAAGATCCTAATTCTAATGATTTCTATGTTTTATTAGAAGGAGAAAATGCTGCAAAAGTAGAGACTGGACAGCGTTTAATAGTCAAGTCGGATACGGGGGGGGCTGTAAATAGATGTGTTGAAACAACCGTTATAAGTAAAAAAGTTCAATCGGAAAACTTTTTAAAAATTTTAAACCCTCTTGATCCTGGGACATCTCCTGACTTTAATTACATTGAGGTTCCGGCTGGAGCTTATATGCAGCTTTTGCCTCAAGGGTTTTCACTTAACAACTCAGATGGAGACATAGGAGGTAGTGCACCTAATTCTACTGGGACTGCTACTTATCCGAAAAAAGAAAATGATGAAGGATTCCCCGTGGCATCTTCTTTAGTTAATGTAATTAACCCAGATGGAACAGCGTACACCGATTATACTATTCCAGCAAGCTCTACTATACGAATTTCAGTAACACAAGTTCGAGAAGAGGGCGCTACTGGGATTAACTTTGGTAATTTTGCTGTAAGTCTTTTTGGTCAAGAATATTGTGGATCTCGAACTAGTTCATTTGATAGAACTTATGAGGCTTCAACTACCTATTCTGATTTTAAAACTTGGTTTGATGGGGATAATATAGGGAATTATATTTTAACAGAGTCGGTAGTAGATAATGATAGATTTGAAAGTGGAACCAGTAATGTTTATAAGTCAGCTCTTTTAACAGGAACTGTAAATCCTCCTGAAAACATAGAAAGAACAGATCAAAATCCATATATAGAGGTAGCTGAAAATCAAAACACGTATCAATTTTATAGAAATACAACAGACAATAGTTTGTGGTTTTTAGCAACAGGAACAAAAAGTTGTAATGGATCACGTAATATACTAAAAGGGGCTGGATCTACAGCAACTATAACTCTTGAAATAAACAGAGCTGATCAAGGCGGAGTTGTAGTATTCGAAACACTGCCTTCAGATGCATCTCCTGATATATGGTATGAGAATAATTTAAATTTTAATGTTAATACTAATGGAGAACATCAAGGAACACAAGCAAATCAACGTGTTCAAACTAAAAACTCTGCAATAGTTGACA